TGTAGGTAAAGATACAGTTACGTTGCTTAATTCCAAGCCGTCAAATACAGGTGAATATATTGCAAACAGGGATTGGAAGTTTGATGTAAAAAACGCAGAAACTTTATTAAAAGAGCACAGTAAAGAAGTATATATGTTTAACGCATCAGACTATGCTAAAAAATTAACCGGACATAGTTTAATGTTAAACATGTTAATGTTAGGCTATGCATATGAGAAAGGTTTGCTACCGATTCGCGAAGCCTCAATAATGCAAGCAATTGAAGTAAATGGAACAATGGTTGATGTTAATAAAAAAGCATGGTTTTTAGGCAGGCATTCTGCTACAGTTAATGGTAGAGGAATTATTGAACGAGAGATTAATAGAAAACATAATATTATAAAAGAAACAAAATATGGTGGTTTATATTATAGAGTTGATCTATTAAAAGAATACCAGGATGAAAAATATGCACAGCAATATTTTGATTTAGTTACTCAAGCAAATGTTAAAGATACGTTATTAAATAGAACAGAATTTTCAGAAGCAGTAATGAAAAATTTATATAAATTAATGGCGTATAAAGATGAATACGAGGTTGCTCGTATATGGGATAAGACCATTGACGGCTTTGATAATGAATTTTTTGAAATCAAAGGGATAAATTTTCATATGAGTTTGCCTTGGCAACGCAAGGCTAAACGTAAAACAAGGCTACCAGGGTACACTAAAGTATTTTTTAAATACTTAAAACACGGTAAAAGATTACGTGGTACAATATTTGATTTATTTGGCTACTCGTATGAAAGAAAACTTGAACGAAAGTTACGAGATCACTATATTGAGTTAGTTAAGGAATGGACCAAGAGTATAAACTTAGATAATTATAACGATATAGTAAAGTTAGCAAACCGACCAAACGATGTTAGGGGTTATGGTTTTATAAAGATAAAGAGTATAAAGTTTCTTTATAACAATTTGCTATGAATTTAAAACAACTGCTATAAGATAAATACTATATTATAGGATAATAGCATGTCACGAAAACCAACTTCAGCACGTAATGAAATAATAAAAAATTTACAAGCACGACTCGGCGGAGGTATGGTCGATGTGGAATTGGACCCAGAGCATTATAATATAGCCATTGATCGTGCTATTGCCAGATACCGGCAGCGAGCGGCAAATGCTACTGAAGAAAGTGGTATGTTTCTTACAACACAAACCGATGTTGATGAGTATTATTTGCCAAATGAAGTGCTCGAAGTTCGTAAAATTTATAGGCGAGCAATAGGTAGTGATGCTGGCACAGGCACAGGCATTGACCCATTTGATTTAGCATTTACTAATCTTTATATTTTACAAGCCGGCCGGGTTGGCGGTGTTAGTTTATTTGATGCATTTAGTCAATATCAAGAAGTTGTTGGTAGAATTTTTGGATCTGACATTAACTTTACATGGCATCCAAATACGCATAAATTAGTAATGATTCGTCGTATTAGAAATGAAGAAAGTATTTTGCTTCATGTTTATAATGAAAAACCTGAGAATGAGTTATTAAGAGATCGTAGAAGTAAGTTATGGTTGGAAGATTATGCTTTAGCAAACTGCAAGGGCATGTTAGGAGAAGCAAGAGGCAAATATTCTGCTTTACCTGGTGCCGCAGGCGGCGTACAATTAAATGGTGAACAATTAAAAGCCGAAGCAGCCGCTGAGTTTGATAGGCTTGAAATTGAATTGCAACGATACTCCGATGGCAGTGAACCGCCAACATTTATTATTGGGTAACTTGACAACTTGATATAAATCGTTTATAATATTTGTATGATTATAGGATTAGTAGGCCTCAAAGGTTCAGGCAAAGATACTGTAGCAAATTATTTTATTACGCATTATGATAATTGGATCATAGGTAGTTTTGCTGATTCTCTTAAAGATTCCATTGCTTGTGTATTTGGTTGGGATAGAGAATTACTCGAAGGTAACACACAAGATAGTAGAGCATGGCGAGAAACTACCGATACTTGGTGGTCGGAAAAGTTGAACAGGCCTAATTTTACTCCCCGCGAGGCGTTACAAGTAGTCGGTACAGATTTGTGGCGTAATTTATTTAATGATGATATTTGGTTATTAAGTTTCGAAAAGAAGTTATTAACTAAACAAGAAAATGTTATTCTCACTGACTGCCGGTTCCCAAATGAGATTGAGTTAATTAGACGATTAAATGGTAAAATTGTTAGAGTAAAACGCGGCGAAGATCCTGAATGGTGGAATACTGCCGTTGCTGACAATGCAGAGCGTGTTAATCCTATGCACGAATTAATGATGCCAACAGTGTATCCTGAGGTACACTCAAGCGAACATTCATGGGCCGGATGCGATGTAGATTATACAATTTATAATGATGGCACATTTGATGACTTAGAACGTACTATTAAAAATCTGGTACAAGATCCCCTTGCCTCCACGGTATTCCGATATCACTGAGTAGTACAAAACAGTTAGAGCAAACTGTTTTTAAATTTTTCCAGTCATTATTATTTCGGTTCCCATCTATGTGATATACATTTAATTGTATGGTATGTTCTGCGGCAAAGTTACATCGCTCACATCGTTTTTTCTTTTTATAGCCGCTCTTAATCCACCTAGTCACCGGTGTTGCTCCTAATCCTTTTTTTAGTCGTAGACATTTGTCGCAGTGTTTGCGATAATATGTTTTGCTATTCTTTATATAGTTAATCGCAACAGGCCGTTTTTTACAAGGGCAAAGTGGTCGTGTTGTGCTCATACTACTATTTACGACGAACCCTTTTAAAGGTGGTTCTATATTCGTGTTATTTGCCAAGATTTAAATAAATATGTTTATAACATATTTTAGTTGGTTAACAACTAGAAATACAGGGGATAAAGAACATGGCAACATTAGTTTCACCGGGCGTATCAGTATCCGTATCTGATGAGTCCTTTTATGGTTCTGCTGGAGCAGGCACTGTACCGTTAATTGTTTTAGCAACAGGCAAAAACAAAGTACATCCAAGCGGCACCGGCGTAGCAGCTGGTACCACGGCATCGGCATACGAACTAAAATTAATTACTTCTCAACGAGAATTATTACAAACATACGGCAATCCTTATTTCCGTCAAGCAGGTGGCACAGAAATTCACGGCGATAATATGAATGAATATGGTTTATTAGCAGCGCATAGTTATCTAGGCATTGCTAACAGGGCATACGTTCTTCGCGCAGGTATTAATCTTTCTGAGTTAACAGCGTCTGGCACAGCACCAAAAGGTGACCCAGTTGACGGGACATATTGGGAAGATTTAACTAGTTCGAATATTGGTGTATTCACATACAATGCGCCAACATCAACATGGGTAGCTGCAACAGTTAATGTTATAAGCGCGGCCGCCAATTATGATTCAGGCACAGGCGCACCGTTAAACAGTGAAGGCCTAGATGGTGAATTTGCATGGGTAGCAGTAGCAGGTGGTAATTCCCATAATAGAATTTGGCAAAAGGTAAGTGGGGTATGGTATCATTTAGGTACGACTACTTGGGCAACTGCGGCAAGTGCAGATTTCCAATTTGCAACACACCTTACTATTCCTACTAAACAAGCCGATGGTGTAACAGCATTAGCAACAGGCGATGTATACATCAAAACAACACAATATAATAGTGGTTCACAGTTTTTTGTAAAATACTGGGACGAAACAACAACTGAATGGTTTATAATAGCGGCACCTGTCTTTAAAGACACAACTGAGGCATGGGCAGAGTACGTTACACCAGTGACTGGTAACTTATTTGTTAAGTACAACCACGAACAAGGCGCACATACATTAGAAGTTGCATCGCATCAACTTGTACGATTTAATGGTGACGCAACATTGGCAGTAACAGCCGCAACTGCAAGCCCAACGTTAATTGATGGACACACTATGGTAATTAACGGTACAACTGTTACATATACATCAAGCATTGATGATGACGAGATTAGATTAGCGGCAGTGATTAGCAGTGCAGGCATTGCAAACATTCAAGCAAGTGTATCAAGTAAAAAACTTGTTATTACAAACACAGCAGGTAAAGATATTATTCTTGCTGCCGGCAGCACTGGTTCTCTATTAGCAGATGCAGGCCTCATTGAAGGATACAATAGTAATTGGGTCCCATTAAGTTATGAGCCAAATATAATAGCACCATCTGGCTCACCAGCCGATGGTACATTATGGTATGATAGTCGCGTAACAACCGTGGATCTATTAGAGACATATGACGATGCTGGTACTACAAAATGGCAAGACTTTAGTGGTACATTAACAACAGCGGCATCAAAGCCAACAGCACCTTCAGCAGGCGATGTCTGGTTAGATACAGTAGATGTTGAAAATTATCCAGCATTATACAAGTATTCTGGCGTAACATGGATTGCTGTTGACGAATCCGATCAAACATCCTCAGCCGGCATTGTATTTGGTAACTTTAGAGCAACAGCCGATCTCCAGGATCCCAATCTTGAAACAGATGCAAATGCAGGCGCAGGCGGCACTATACTAAATCCAGCAACATATCCAGTAGGCATTTTGGGTTGGAATTACATGGCATCAGGATATGATGTTAAAAAGTATGATGCAACAAGCGCAAAATGGTATAATGAATCTGGCGAACAGTTAGATGGTAAAATGTGGGCAGGCAGACATGCACAGCATCGTGTTATTGTTGATTCAATGGCCGCCGCACTTGCCGGTAGTGAAGAAATTAGAGCAGAAACTCGTTTCTTTAACTTAATTTCTGCACCAGGTTATGTAGATTTATTAGATGAAATGAAAACTCTTAACATTGATCGCAAGGAACAAGCATTTGTTATTGGCGATACACCATTTAGGTTAGCAGCCGATTCCACATCATGTAAGAATTGGATATCCAATTATGCAATTGCTGGTGAAAACGGCGAGAAAGGCCTAACAACATCAGGTTTTGATGTGGCATTATACTACCCAGGTGGTTGTTTGACAACAAACATCACTGGTGAAAATGTAGTACAGCCATCATCACATATCACATTGCGAACATATGCGTATAATGATCAAGTATCATACGAATGGTTTGCACCAGCTGGTTATAATCGCGGACTTGTAGGTAATGCTACAAGTGTTGGTTATATTAACAGTGAGGAAGAATATGTACCTGTAGCATTAAACCAAGGACAGCGCGATGTACTTTATGTAAATAAAGTTAATCCAATCGCATTTATGCCTAATAGAGGTTTAACTATTTGGGGACAAAAGACTTTACATACAGTATCAAGTGCGTTGGATCGTGTTAATGTAGCACGACTAATTGCATATTTACGACGACGGTTCGATGACATGGCACAACCATTCTTGTTTGAACCAAATGATGACTTCACAAGAGGTCAAGTAGTTGGTGTATTCAATGGTTTCTTAGGAGATCTAATTACAAAACGAGCATTATACGACTTTTTAGTTGTATGTGATGCAAGTAATAACACATCAACACGTATCGATCGTAACGAATTATGGGTAGATGTAGCAATTCAGCCAGTTAAGGCAATTGAATTTATCTATATCCCAATTCGTGTGAGGAACACAGGCGAAGATTTAACAATCGCTGGCTGAGCCTAATAAGAGAGATAAAACCCGAGTAAACGGGGGCCAAGCCCCCGGTTACTTTGTAGTAAAAGACAGATAAATAATTAGTAATAAAGGAGATTTAGAAATATGACTACAGCAGGTAAATTTGGTATTGGCCCCACGGACGCTGACCGCGCTATTTTACAACCAAAGTTAAAATATCGATACCGAGTAAAATTTAACATGGGGAGTAACTCCGATTCGGAGTTCTCACGGAGTGTAGTTACGTGTGACAGACCTAAACTTTCACACACAGAAATACCGATTCATTCATACAACTCTATTGCGTATATCTCAGGTAAACATGAATGGGCAACAATTAGTTGCACATTTAGGGACGATATAAAAAATAGTATTGTAAAATTAGTTGGTACACAACTACAGAGACAAATAGACCATCACGAACAAGCCTCGGCGAGGTCGGCAGAGGATTTTAAATTTGGTATGACTATTGATTTCTTAACAGGCACACACGGTACCGACGGCAAGCTTGATCAATGGGC